AGCTCCAACTGAAACTGAGATGAAAGAGAAAAAGGATCGTGTAGATGATGCGTTAAGTGCTACTAGAGCTGCCATAGCCGAAGGAATTGTACCAGGTGGTGGAATTGCATTGATTAGAGCAGCAGAACGTAGTGCATTTGTGAGTACTAATGAAGATGAACTAATTGGTATCAATATTGTATTACGTGCTATTGAAGAGCCACTTCGTCAGATATGTGCTAATGCAGGAGCTGATGGATCGGTTGTGATTAGAGATATCAAGCAAAATGAAAACATTGCATATGGATATAATGCTCATACAGAACAGTATGAGGACTTATATAAGTCTGGAATCATCGATCCTAAGAAAGTAGAACGTGTTGCATTACAAAATGCTGCATCAGTAGCATCTATGATCTTAATGACGGAATGTGCATTGATTGAAATTCCAGAAACAAAGTCGGATAAAAATATTAATTACGATTTATAATCTATATATTAAGGATAATATGGCAAAGAAAGAAAACATGGAACAGCCGAATAATGCTCCGAGACTTCGAGTAGAAGATTTAACGGACATTGTTTGTGAGAACTGCGGCGGTAGATTTTTTAGAGAAGTAAACGCATTTAAGCGAGTACCGGCTTTAATATCACCTACCGGTAAAGAACAAATCATTCCAGTACCAACATTTCGTTGTGATGACTGCGGTCATGTGAACGAAGAATTTATGCCTAAATGAGTAGTAAGGTAGCAACAATATTTGACCATTTATCAAACATAACGGAGAAGAAGACTCCCTGGGAAAAGCTTTCAGAAGCAGATCAGAAGTCTTTTTCTCCTTATATCATCAACCGATGGTTAAGCATGAGTTATGATCTAATAGAGTTCGTTGATATGTTTCAACAATATACAATTGGGCCATTAGATCGTAAACATGTTTATCAATTGTATTTAGATATTTTACCAAAGAAAAAGATATATGCTAAATACATTAAAGGTAAGAAGTCTGATAAGTATGAAAATGAACTAGTAACATTTATTGCTGAACATTTTCAAGTATCAGAAAAAGATGCTGAAGAGTATATTAACATTTGGTTTGAATTGGATAATGGCAAAGAATTAGAATCTGTACTTAAACTTTACGGTAAGACAGATGCAGAAATTAAAAAGTTATTAAAATGAGAGAATCAGTACATCATCCGACACATTACGGTGGCGCGGATAATACTTATGAAGCTATTAAAGTTATTGAAGCATGGGGCTTAGACTTTTGTTTAGGTAATGTTGTTAAGTATATATCTCGTGCAGGTAAAAAAGATCCGAATAAAGAATTAGAAGATCTTAAAAAGGCTGTATGGTATTTAAACAGAAGGATTGAACAAATCCAAAAATAAATTTGTATATTTGAATAAATGTTATTATATTTAGAAATATGCAAAAGTTTATAGAGTTTAGTAAGCGCGAGCCTAAAGAAGGAGATCGTAAAATATCTTATTCACAATTCACAATGTATTCTAATTGCCCCAAGCAATGGGAGTTAGCATATATTCAAAATTTACGTAAGTTTTCTCAAAGTATTCATACATTGTTTGGAACGGCGATGCATGAGACGTTACAGAATTATGTTACTGCGATCTTTAATCAATCTGCAAAAGCTGCAGATGAAATGGATTTAGAAGCTATGTTACGTGAAAGAATGTCTACTTTATATAAAGAAGCCGTTACTCAAACAGAAGAACATTTTTCTAATAAAGAAGAAATGTCTGAATTTTATAGAGATGGCATTGCAATTATCAATTACATGAAACGTAATAGATCAACTTACTTTTCAAATAAGAATCAAGAGTTAGTTGGTATTGAGATTCCAATATGCCATCCGGCATTAGATGGCCGTGATAATATTTTAATGATATCATATCTAGACGTTGTATTAAGAGATAAGCGTACGGATGAAATTATTATATTAGATTTCAAGACTAGTACATCTGGATGGAACAAATATCAGAAGGCAGACAAAACTAAAACAGCTCAATTGGTAATCTATAAAGATTATTATGCTCAGCAATATGGACACGATGTTGAAAAGATTAAAGTTGAGTACTTAATACTTAAACGTAAGTTAGTTGAAGAAGCTATGTTCCCTCAAAAGAGAATTCAATCGTTTGTTCCAGCAAGTGGTAAACCTACTAGAAATAAAGTTAAACGTGAGATTGAAGATTGGATCAGAGCTTGTTTCAATGAAGATGGTAGTTATAATACGGAACGTGAATATATAGCAATAGCGGGCAAGAATAACAAGAACTGTAAGTATTGTGACTTTGCTAAAAACGAAAATTTATGTCCAAAAGCTAAGCGATTGAAAGAATGAAAGTAGCAATCATAGGAAGTCGTAAGTATGAGAATGTACGTAAGATAAAAGATCTACTTACGGATCTGAAACGAAGATTCGGTGATGAGTTAGTAATTATATCCGGAGGTTGTAAGGACGGCGCTGATAAGTATGCCAGGAAGTATGCATTAGAGTTCGGTATTCAATATAAAGAATTTAATCCAGCTCATACTCCTAGAAACTTATATAGTGCAATGTCAGAAGACTATTACGGAAAGCCATACCATGTAAGTCAGTTTCACCATAGAAACTTATTAATAGCTAGGACATGTGATGTGATGATAGCATTAATACCAATTGGAGAAAAGGCAGATGGCAGTGAAAGTGCCATAAAATCAGCAAAACGTTTTAAGAAAAATGTAGTTATAATTTCTTAAAAGCATATTTATAATAAATAAAAAGAACGGTTACAAAGGAAAAAATGGAATTACAATTACCAAAGTTACGAAAGATCGATCCTAACAAACCTAAGAAAAAGAAAATTTTATTATTGTCAGATGATTTGCGTATGCACAGTGGCATTGCTACTATGTCACGTGAAATTGTTTTAAATACAGTAAAAGAATTTGATTGGGTTCAATTAGGGGCAGCGATTAAACATCCCGACCAAGGGAAAATATTTGACTTGAGTGAAGAGTCTAAAAAAGAAGCTGGCGTTGACGATGCATATGTTAAACTATATCCATATAGTGGTTATGGTGACCCTGGCATATTAATGCAGTTAATAGAAATAGAAAAACCGGATGCAATATTACATTTTACAGATCCTAGATTCTGGGGATGGTTATATCAAATGGAACATTCAGTTCGTCAGCATATTCCAATTATGTATTATAATATTTGGGATGATTTACCATATCCTCATTGGAATGAGTCGTTTTATGAATCATGTGATTTATTAATGAATATTTCAAGACAGACTCAGAATATTGTATTAAATGTATTAAAAAAATATCCAAAAGAAGAATGGGCTGTACAGTGGGTGCCTCATGGTATTAATGAAAATTATACTTTCCCAATTACAGAATCTCATCCATTCCGAAAAGAGTTTGAAGAGTTTAAATCTAATTTTAAAACGACTAATAATGTTGACTTTGTTATATTCTGGAATAATAGAAATATACGTCGTAAGCAACCAGGAGATTTAATATTAGCGTATAATGAGTTTTGTAATACGTTACCTAAAGAGCAAGCAGACCGATGCGTGTTACTAATGCATACTCAGCCTGTCGATGATAACGGAACTGATCTAATTGCAGTTAAAAATGCAGTATGTCCCAAGTATAAAATTATTTTTAGTGATCGACCTGTAGATAATAAAATGATGAACTTCTTTTATAATCTAGCAGATGTAACTGTTAATATAGCTTCTAACGAGGGATTTGGATTATCTGGTGCAGAATCATTAATGGCTGGCACGCCTATTATTAATAACGTACAGGTGGGTTGCAGGATCATTGTCGATTTGAAGATGAGAATGGCGACTGGATAGAATTTACAACAGAGTTTCCAACCAACCATACCGGTCGTTATAAAAAACATGGTGTATGGTGTAAGCCTGTAGTTCCGACTAATAGATCTTTACAAGGTTCACCGCAAACTCCTTATATCTTCGATGACCGTGTTGATTTTAAAGATGTAGCTAATGCATTAATGTACTGGTATGAGATGCCGGAAGATACACGTGTTGAATATGGATTAGAAGGGCATAAGTGGGTATCTGGAAATGAATCTAATATGTCGGCACGTAGAATGGGAGATCGTTTTATTGAATGTATTAATACATGTTTAAATAATTGGACGCCTAGAAAAAGATTTACTTTATACAAAGTAGAGCCAGTAAATAAATTAGAAAATGTAGGAGTATTATGAAACCGTTTATAGTTATACAAGGCCCGGTGGCTACCCGATCAGGGTATGGAAATCATACTAGAGATTTAGTACTTAGTTTAATTAAAGCAGATAAGTATGATATACAAATTATATCATTGCCATGGGGTAATACTCCTATGGATGCATTAAAATTAGATA